ACCTGAACCACCGGGGTTAGCAGTGCATCGTAAGTAAGTTTTAATTTCTGGGTCAGTGGTTCTTAAACGAGAAGCTAAATAGTTCCAGCTAAACTCTGTTGGTAAATGGGTAATCTCATCAAAGCCTATCCATGAATATGCTTGCCCTTGGTAACGATAAACATCAGCATCTCGTTCCAAGAAACCAAACTCTATCTTAGCTCCACTCGGAAAGTTCCAGAGCTTTTCAACTTCTCTGAACTTAGCACCCGGAAAAGCTTGTGGGTATAACTCACGAGATTTGTCTATCATCTCTCGGAGTTCCGGCATAGACCTTCTGAGTATTAAAGCTCGATGGGCTTTTTTATGAGCATACCTCAGTGGGTCAACAAGCATGGCATAAGATTTACCACCACCTGCTGCTCCACCGTAGAGGACATCTTTCTCATCTGCAGCTAAGAAATCTGTTTGTGGGCCTTCGTTGGCTGAGAAGACCACCTTAGCATCTCTCAGTTGTTCTTGGACATCGATAGGAACTTCGTTGAGTTCTTCTTCGGTAACGATGTGAGAGGTTGACTGTTCAGTGGCTTTTTTAATAACTTGCTCTTGAGCTTTGACTTTGCGTTCTTTAACATACAAAGCTTTCTTAGCTTTGGCTATCTTAGCCTTGCGTTTGGCTAGTTTCTTTTTGTGTTGTTCTTCTAGGGATGGGTCGGAATCAATGTAGTTCTTGACAGCAACATGAGAAATGTTGCGACCTGTTTCTTGACTAATAAGTTTAGCTGCTTCTCTGAGGGAATACTTTTGTTCGGTAACACCTTGGAGGTATTTGTGAAGAACTTCGAGTTGTTCAGGAATGGGTTTGATGTAGCCTTCAAACTCACAGGCTTCGTAACCAAAAGGGATGGTGTGACTTTTCTTTTTGAGGTAGCCTGCTGGTATCTTCATAATTCAAAGCTGGACTTTCCAGACATCAAGATGGAAACAAACATCTGGAAAGCCTCTTATGCTGACTCAGTCTTGCGACTTCGTGCCCTTATTAAAAATCATATCCCAATTCTTTGCAAATTGTTCTTTGTTTGTAATAGGTCGAGGACGAGAACCTTTACCAACACGACCACCATTCTTTTTGTTGGTCATTAAAACTGGTTTAGTTTCACTTCCTAACTGAGGCATCTTACCACTTGACCTTATCAGCCCAATAGGCTGCTGACATTTTCCCTTTGTTAATGTTTCTTCGGTGTCGAGCTTTAAAAGACTTACGCTTAGCTGTCATACGAGCCGATTCACCAGCTTTAGGTTTGCCAGCTGTCTTAGCACCTTGCTGACCAAAACGAATAGTCTTAATCTTATCGCCTTCTTTCGCCACAACAATGTGTGACTTAGTTGGATGTCCCGGAGTTCTTTTAGGTTTGTTGTACCCAGAGACTCCTGCTCGTTTTAATCTTGAATCTTTTTCACTCATTACGATGTCCTTCGGTATTGTCTAGTTTTCTTAGCAATTCTTTTAGGTTGTTTGCTAAATTGTTTCCCTTTTCTCGTGTCTGCTCTTTTTTTCGCTGAAGTTGCTGCGTATTCAGCCGGGCTTAAAGCCTCTCGAGCTGCTTTGGGTAAATAACGTTCCCCAGTCTCGCTGGACTTCTTACCTGACTTGGTCCCCCACTCTTGTTTGGTCCAACTTCTAAGACTTCTTTGCGATTTTTTTAGGTTTGACACTTCTTCTTTTTCTTTTTGGTTTGGTTTGAGGCTTACTATCTCTAATAAACCATTCTTTAATTATTCTTAACATTTCGTCTAATCCAAAATACATTATTTATACCCTCCTCCTTTTGCTTTATACTCTTTAGCTAACATCTGAGCCTTACGAGCACTCCATTGGCCGGGCTTACCACCTTTAGAACCTGCTTTGATTTTATTAAACAAGTTCTTACGCATGGTCGGCTTGGTATAATTACCAGCTTCGTTGACTCTACTCTTGGTTTTCTTCTTGGGTGGCATATTCTACATCTATGGTTTGTTTCTCAGGAAGGATAAAAATCCCGCCTTGCACATTATGGTTGACATCAACCCTCTCTGTCTTACCTAAACCAACTCTATCTAAGACTGTTTGAGCAGCCTGTAGTTTCACATTGGCCTGTGGTATCGCATCAGCAGCTGACATCACTTCAACGAGCTTAAAAGCTGCTTTAGGTGCTTCCCTTGCAAGTACATTCGAGGCTAATTCGACTATTTCTTCTTTTAAACTCTTTATAACTTGGTAGTGATTTCCTGAGTATCCGGCAAGTTCCGCTGATAGTTTTATATCTCCCTTGGTTTCTAGTATATTATCAAGGAATAACTGTTGTTTATCTGTTAATTTTCTATTAGCAGGTAAATTACTCATGTTTATCATTATAGAACTCCTACAAGATTTGTCAAGTGTTTTGTAAAACTTTAAAAAGTACTTGACAAAACAGAAAATAGAGTGTACAATAACATTGTAGGCCACCGGGGTTAAATAGTATCCCTCCTAAACCCTCCCTAAACCATCAATAATATCCCTATATAGTTCTATTTAGTTCTATAAAGTTTTATAAAGTTCTATAAAGTTACACTAAAGCCGAACTAAGCTCCTGTCTTAACACTCAAAACTACCTAAAAATGTATAAGAACTATATATATACACCGGTACCCCCTATGTGGCTCCTGCCTACCCCATAAACAAAGGACTTCAAAGACTCCAAAGACTCCACAAGCCAAAACTACAGAGAACTTCAAAGAACTTTAAAGACTTCGAAGACTTCCAACGGGCATTAACAAGTCTGTAGAGCCCTTTTTAGTCTCTGTAATGTAACCCTAAAGAACTCTAAAAACTTAACAGAACTCTAAAACTTCCAAAACCTCAACAGCTGAAACCCTTTATTTATAGGGCATTGCAAGGGCTATGAAATAAATTTGATTCTAACTTTAAAATGTGCATATAATACTTGTGTTAACTATTCATTTAAAAGGAGAAAATATGAATACATCAATACATAGAGTAAAACGAATCGTTAAAGGCGAGATAGTAAAAAATACCAACGATAGAACAGGTGAGATTTACTATTACATGCCCTTAACCATTATTTATGATGAGCTAGGAACTTGCAGAGAAAGATATAGTGATAACACCATGCACGGGTATCTAGAAGTTGAAGCAGAACTTAGACTCTTTGCAGATACTAGAGAAGCTTTAGAACTTAAAGCTGAGGTTTTAACTACGGAGGAGGGCTAAAAGCTCTCTTCCTTTTGGAGGTAACTATTAAAATGGCTAAAATAACTTTAACCACAAAACAATTTAACGATATTTACGGAGATAAACATTCTTTTCACGATGCTCTATTTAGTTGCATTATGAATGAATGTGACTTTTACGAAGGCAGGGAAGGCAATGTTGAAGTGGAAGACGGCGAAGACCATGACCAATACTTTATTAACTATGCTCATATGCCCGCTGAGGAGTATCTGTTAGACATTATTAGAGAGGGTGACAGTGTAACCATTCACTTACCAAATAAAGAGTTAAGTGAGGGCTACACACATTGGATTGCTAATAACTTTCATAAGGTGCAAAACTGGGTAGCGTAGTTTTACGCTATCCTTTTACTGTCAATAGATATAGGTCTATTCTGAAGAGCTCAGAGAGCGAAACAGTAAACTATAAGGAGAATAAAATTATGTTTAATTTTAAATTTGAAAGAACGAATGAAGGCAACTACGAAGCCTTGATTGATAGACGCTTTTCTAACCTTAATTGGAGCAAGGAAAGAAGGGAGAAGATGGGAGGCGAAGATATCGAGGGCATAACCTTGAAAATAATTATTGAGCCTAGCATTAATTTTGGGGAGAAATACTACACCGCCAATCTTATCGTGAATGATTATCATGTTATTGATACAGTTGGCGAAGGCTACACCTTGAAGGAATGCAAAGAAGGGATAAACGATTGGTTTATTTATCACTTCTGGAATGTTGCCGAGGAACAAGCAAAAGGTTCATGGTGGGCTAACTTCTCCGAACAGGCTCAAGAATACTACATAGCATGGCAGAGAGGTGAGACCAACTATCAACAGAATAAACTTAAGGAACTGAAGGAGGAGGCGTAAGCCTCTTCTTTCTAAGGAGTACATAAAAATGAGAATATCAAAAGTTGGTAAACTCAATAGCAGAAGTTGGAGCCTTGAAGCTTTAGAGACTTGTCCAGCTTCTAAAGATGCTAATGGTGAATTAGTTCCAGCTTGTAAAGGATGCTATGCGGTAGGCGGTAATTATCGCTTTAAGAATGTTAAAGAAGCGAGAAGCCACAACAAAAAAGACTGGAAGCGGAGCGAGTGGGTAACCGATATGATTGAAGAACTTGATGCGGATAGATATTTCCGATGGTTTGATAGTGGGGATATGTACGCTTTACCCTTAGCTGAAAAAATATATGAGATTTGCAAGGCAACCCCGTGGACAAGGCATTGGATACCAACAAGAATGCACAAGTTTAAGAAGTTTCAAGATGTTATAGACCGTTTAAACTCTTTGCCTAATGTTGTTGTGAGACTTTCCAGTGATGGCATCAACGGGGAAATAATAGAGCATGCAGAGTATTCTTCAACCATCATTCCTTTTATTGATAGCCCCACAACAGCAACGATATGTCAGGCTCCATTACAAGAAGGTAAATGCAAGAAGTGCCGAGCATGTTGGAGTAAGGATATCAAAGTGATTGCCTATGCGGGACACGGTGCGAGGATGAAGAAGCAACAAAGAGAACTAATAAAAGTTTTACAAGTTGCTTAAAATATGTTTAACTATCTAAAGTAATTATTTAAGGAGTACATAAAAATGCATATTACAGAAACTAATTTAACTTTTTATAAAGATGGTGGCCACGGGTGGCTAAAAGTCAGTAAAGATTTTTTTAATAGAACTAATAGAACTATGAAGCATATTAGTTGTTATTCATATCAAGATAATAATTATTACTATCTTGAAGAAGATTTAGATGCAACTTTATATCTAAAAAATTTAGAAGCTGAAGGTATAAAAATAAATTTATCTTTTAAAGATGATGGCGATTATTCACCTATTAGAAATCTACAAAGAGTTTAAATAATTCTTAATCCCCTTAGACCCCTGTAGAGATACGGGGGTTTTTTTTGTCCTTGTGAGGCTCTTATTTGCTTTCTAAGGCTTTCTTTTTATTTGTTAAAGGTAGGACAAGGCTTGATAAAAACTTAGCCTTAAATAAAAGATTTATAAAAACTCAAAAACTCAACAGAACTTTTTAAACTTGCTAACTTGTACTAGTAATAGAGGAGGCCAAAATAAATTTATCAAGCCTTGAAAAAAAACTTGACAAGCTTTTAAGAACTATGCAAAGATAATACTAAGGAGAAAAAATATTATGATTAATATTACTTATAGCCGTAGAGCTTTTAATAAAAAAGGTAAGCATGATATTAAAAAAGTTATTGTGCTACCGACTACGAATTTTACTAAGTATCTTGAGAGAGCCAAAGAGTTCAACAAGAACTTTAGTAATCCACTATACATTTCTGAAGTAACAGATTGTCAAAGAAATTTTACAAGGTGTTTGCATCCAGAGATGGAACAAACTTATAGCCATTTTCAAATAAATGCTCGGGATAGAAAGTATGAACAGATAGGGAACAACCCCTTTGATTGTATCTATAGTATCCCAACGCAAGAGTTTACTGATGTACTCAAGGATTATCAAATGGAGGGTTTTTAACATGTATAAATTGTATTACAACACTTATTACCATCTAAATGATGGTTATGTTATCAAGACTTTAACTAAACTTAAGTCTAACAAGGTCATTCATATTGAAAGAATGCCCACTTATGAACCAGTAAATGACTATTATCAAGATTATTTAGAGGTGTCTGATGAAATATAAAGTCTTTATAAACTACGAAGAAACTTTAATACTTGAAGTTGAAGCTGTTGATGGCACACAAGCTATTTATCAAGCTGAAGAACTACTCAATACTTCAGCGGGTGTAACGGTGGGACAAACCCCAACAGAAACATTACATAGAGAATATGTAGTTACTAGTGTATCGCAACATGAAAATTAAAATAGCTAAAGTAGCACAACACAACGGGCAACCAGTAGCTTTTACTGTTAAAATCAAAGGCTTGAAATACCCTAGAGGCTTTAGAGATTGGTATTTTCCTGAAGATAAACTACCTGAAACTGCTATTAAGATGGCCTTACAGGACTATGAAGAACTAAATAACTGTATAACTACATAGATTATATAGTAACTATAAAACTCTGTAAAGATATAATCTTTATATTCTTTACTGTTCTTTACTGTTTAGCTCTATAGAGCTTTATAGCTCATTGGAGTTATAGGGCTAAACAGTAATTTCTATTAAGACTTGACAAGTCTTTTTAGACTATGCAAAAATAATAATGTCACAACAAAAGGAAAAAGATGGAAGAAAAATTTAAACTGTTCTTAGCAGATTTAAAACCTGTTATAGAAAAACACTATCCCAATACCGATATAGTCTGGGAAGACTACGATAATGATTGGGATGAAAGTGGTGCGATTAAATGGCGAGTAACTAAACTATACTTAGATATGGAGGACAACTAAGATGGAAGATATGATAAACGATAGAATTAGAGAGCAAATCACATGGGTTATTACTGATGTGTGGACTCTCCACGATAGACAAGACTTACTAGATGATTGTTTTGTTTTTGTTGAAGATGAAGTCATGGGTACTTTTGTGCCTGTGACTGACAGCAGAATTATGAAAGCAGTCTGTAAGTTCTTACAAATGCATTGTGCTGATGCTATTTCTTCACAGAACTTAGAAGATATGGCTAACGCACATTAAAAGTTTGTGGCTGAGACTACAGAGACCTCACACTAAATGAAAGTATTATTCATATTATTGTCTCCTTTTTTTCTTAGCCACAATTTAACATAAGTGTAAGATGAGCTTACTGTAAAATCCTGAAGTCTGAGCTGTTTAGACAGAGTGACGAAGTAGGTCGTAAGATGAAGTTTAGGATGAGTGCTAGAACCCATCGCCTATAACACTTATTAGTCGCAACAGGGACTATAAAACCCTAATGGTTAAAGGTGCTGTTGGAGGAGCTTGATAGTTGCTTCGTAACCAAAAAACTATCCCCTGACACAAAATTTGACAGGCCTTTCTGGCCTATGCTAACCTAACAACAGAACACTACACGAGATGGTGTGACAGTTTGAGCAGTACTGTGTATTCAAAACTGCTCTTAACTAACGGAGAAAATTATGAATGATAATTTATTAACTGAATACGAACTAACCAAACGACTTGATAATGAGTTTGGTGATGTTGATTTTAGAGTGTGCGATAGTCCAACTAAAGGGACTGTAGCAGTGGTGTATTTTTATGAGGAGAAGTTTAATGACTAAAGCAGAAATCATAACTAAACTAATTCAACTTCAAGATGGTGCGTTGAAGAATCTTGAAAATAAACTTGTCGATACGCACACATACAGAATCGACAGGGAACTAGAGTTACCAGAAGATGAGATTAATTGGGGTTACATAGCTAGTATGGCGATTGACCTTGATTACATTCAAAACATTAAAGAAGAACTCAGTGATTTAATTCACGAGAATATCTAATGAGTTTGGCTTGGCTAAAGAAAAAGGATTTATCCTCTCAATATCTTGATATAAGTACTGATAGGTTTCAGTACGAGGTAATGAGTAACCTTAATACTCACAGTCAAGCCAAAGTTTAAGGAGGTAGCATGACAGAACTAATTAATTTTCTACTCGGTCTTTTATTGTTTTTTATTCTAGCTCTGCTGGTCTGGGAATCAACTAAGATGGTCGATGAAAAAGTTAAAAGAAGGAGGAAGTGATGACAGGTACATTGATGTCACAATATGGCACACCAGATAAACGAGAAGCATTTGTCTACAAGAATCGTAAAGGTTTTTATGTTGACTTATTTCGTAGTGGTGCGTATGTTAGAACAGTAGAAGTCTATGACCGTTCAGAATCTTATGCCGAAGATGTGGCTGAGAACTGGGTACTTAAAATATTAAACTAGGGGGAAAGATGGATTTATTTTTAAAACTATATGCTGATATACTTGATGAGATGTCTGAGAGTAAACCAGAGCAAGAGGAAGAAGTGTGCGAGTACTGCGATGACTATGTCAAGAACTGTACTGGCTATAAATGTTGGGAAAGATGAAGACCAGAAGAATTGATATGTTCTTTATGAGGCGATACGATGAGTATTGTAGTAACAAAGTTGTGTTCAATGAACTCGACAGTCAAAAGACTTATCATGAATATGTCAAGGAAAACAAAGAGTACTTGGTCAAAGAGTACATACATTACAGGAGAAGTAACCGATGAATATCTTTTATTTTTACGATTGCCCTAAGCTTTCAGCTAAGGCTCAACCAGATAAGATGCTTGTCAAGATGCCACTTGAAACTGCTCAGATGTTATGCAC